TTCCGCTTGAATCAAACTGACCAGTAGCAACACCACCCTCAGTAAAATCAATCGTGTCTGCTGCCGAGAAGAAGATGCCCGTGTTGGTGTCGCCTGTAGAATAAATACTCGGTGCAGCAGCGGACCCAGCAGGTACTTCATTTGCTGTGCCACTAGCATTAATTGTACCCGTTGTTGCAGGAAACGTGAGTGTGGTGGTTCCGGCAATAGCAGGGGCGGTAAGTGTTACCGATCCAGATGTTGATCCATTGAGTGCTACAGGCATTAGACAATACTCCATGTGCTGCCAGAAGGAACGGTGACTGTGACGCCACTATCAACCGTGATTGGGCCAAATGTTCCTGCGTTTTTGCTGGCGGTGATCGTATAGTTTGCTGTTACGGTTTGACCATTCTCGTAAAATATCTCGTCCGAACTGCCACCCGTTGCACCACCACCGACCGTACCCCAAGCCGTGCCATTGTAGCCCTCAAACTTGACGACATCCGTATTAAATCGAAACATGCCGGAGGCGGGAGAAGCACTGCGGTTTGCCGTCGTACTTGCTGGAACCTTGATCTGGCCTGTGCCAGACATCGTGATATCCGCAGTAACTGTCGTGGCACCAAGGGTCTTGTTTGTTAGCGTCTGTGTGCCAGCTTCTGTCACAGGAGCGTTGGCAACCTCAATAAGGTCGATGCTGTTTGTGTATGCAATGGCCTTCTTGCCGACAGCAATCGTGATGCCCGTCTGGCCCGACACCTTAACAATAAGAGCAATATTCGTGTTGTTGAACAGTATGTAGGGCTTATCCACCGCAGGAACGGTTACCGTATGCCCCGCTGTTGGCGTACCCGTGAACTCAATAACGTAGTTACGACCGACCGACGTTGTACCATCAGGAATCGTAAGTGCTGTCGGACCAGCACCCGCAAGTGCTTGTGTGGTGTAACCAGCGATAGCCTCTTCAACCAACGTACCAAGGTTCGTATTGGTCGTGTCACCCCACGTACCGGACTGATCGCCAGTACCCATCAAAGTAAGTTTAAGATTAGTTGAGTACGTACTTGTCATGCCAAAAACCTCTAGGCGGCTATCTGAGTCCAGTTTGGAGACTGAGATGGTGTGATGGGACTATACCCCGGAACTTGATTTGGTGCAATCGTTACCCACGCAGGAACTTGTCCCGGAGCAATTCCATTCCAAGCAGGAGTTTGAGACGGACCAATTTCCACCCAAGCAGGAGTTTGGTTAGGAACAATCTGCCCCCAGACAAGAACCTGCCCAACAGAGCCTGTAGCAAATACACCTGTGACATTAACATTTGCTCCCGCTGTGACAGTTACTGAGCCAACCTGCCCCGTTGCAGATACGCCCGTGACATCGACAAGGTTGATGGTTTCAACATCAACTGAGCCTACTTGGCCCGTAGCCGCAACACCCGTCAGGGAGACATTGGCGTCGGATTGAACTTCTAAGGAGCCAACGCCTCCTGTGGCAGATACGCCCGTGAGACTGACATCAACACTGACTACAACAGAGACTGTTCCAACATCGCCTGTGGCAGATACGCCAGTGAGGCTTACATTGGCGGTAGCCGTGACAGTTGCCGTGCCAACTGCACCTGTGGCAGATACGCCTGTGAGGCTTACATTGGCGTCCGCAATGACAGAAAGAGAACCAACCTGTCCTGTGGCCGATACACCCGTAAGGTTTACATTGGCGTCAGCCGTGACAGAAAGAGAACCAACCTGTCCAGTTGCAACCCCAATATCAATCGCACCCGTGCCAAACGCACCCAGACCCCATCCTTGGGATCTAGACCATCCTTCAAAGGCTACGACTGCATCTACCATTGCTCATCACGCTATGCGAATAATGGCACTAGAAGCATCGTTTGTTGGGAAGATAACGGAGAATGTACCTGCCGACGCAGTTTTGTCAGAACCGAAGTCCAACACAACAACCGATTTATCGGCCTGCGTTGAGTTGTACAACAGTGCGCCGCGAGCGGTAAATGACGCCGTGGACCAAGAAGAATCGGCAAAGTCAGCAAAAGCTGTCGTGCCAGAAGACGACGTTGTGCCAGATGTCAACGTGTTGCCACCAGCAACATACGCGGAACCCGACGTATTGGTCGTTTCACCAGACGTTGTGTACGCCGTGGTTGCTGCGGTAAGGGTTGCCGCATCGGTGTACAGTGCCAACTTGAATGTGTCAGCAGTTGTTGCAGCACGGACAACCGTTGTGCCGATTGCGTGGATACCGCTCAAGAGTTCAGTCTTGAACGATGTCGTCATGAAGTTTCCAGTAAATGCCATCACGGCCTCCTTATAAGTTCAGCTAATTGTGGTTGACCAGCTTCTGTCACCAGATGACTGACCGTGGATCTGTCGCATTGTATAGCACGTTTCATGTAGTGCAGTATAACCTGTTCTACCTGATTTTGAAATGCTATTGCTTGACCTCGGATCACATCCGGCGCAGTAGCCGATACATCGACAATCCTCTTCGACGCCTGTTCCGCCCAAAACTCAGGAGGATGGCCCCCGTTGTCCGACGTAGCTACCTCAACTGTAAATGTTCCGGTTTGCATTGCTGGCGTAAACATCAATTAGCCTTCACTCTGATAAGACCATCACGATAAGCATCATCGTTCTCACGACCTTCACCGTAGTTCTTGAGACGGGTAAGAGCCTCAATAAACCGTTGATTGTACGTGTTAAGAAGTTCGTTCTCACCCTTCATAAACGTATAAGCCTCTACCAGAGATCCATACAAAAGGGCTTCAATAGCATTGTCCCCGAGCCATGTAGTTGCTCCGGTCGTAATGCTGGCGGGCTTGTAGTAATAGTGGATTTCGGCAGCAAACGCGGCGTTTGGCACAGGAGCGATCAGGAAGTTGTCCTTGTCAAACAAGGCGTAGTACTTCGGAATACCTGTCGCCTCGGTCGGGTTATACTCCTGTAGATACTCCACATCCTTGTTCAATAGGATAACCTTTGACCCGGACGACGTGATCATCAAGCTAAACGGTGCCAGAAAATCTGTCGGGGCTGTCAGATACTTATTTGAGGCAGTCATTGTGCCAGTGGCGTTCTTCCTGAAGTCCTCAAGATCGACGGCATAGAAGATACGTTCTTCGGCACTCTGGATAAAGTTGTCGATGTTCGCCGAGAACGTCGTCTCGTCGTACTCCGTGTAGTCCTTGATGGCTTGCACCAACGTAGCGTATGTCCAGCCCATCAGAGTATCTCCACCGTAACGTCTGTTAATTCACCAAGTGCCTGTGATCCTTCAGCGGATACAGATACATTTTCCGTGACCTGAATTTCAACAACGCCAACCTGCGTAATCCCCTGCAACAGGTTGTACTGTATAAACGGGAAAATGTCAGTACCAACTGGTACGTCCATCGGCTCAATACGAGATGGTCTTGGTGCAACCAACGCCTGTGGCTCAGGTGGCGGAAAGATCGGGTCCAACTGAGGATGCTTCGGCTCCCAGCATTCCGTGCAGGTCCTCAGACCATTCCACTCTTTTGCCAGCAAATGATAGTCGTATTGAAATCCGCATCTGTCGCAGATCGCAATGGCGTATTTGCCGTTTGCAAAAAGACCCATGGGTTACCCCAGCCGATAGTTGGACCGAGAAGGCGTCAATCTCAGAGATGCCCGATCACGATCTTCCGTGGCAGCACGTTCAAACTCTTCCTCGTAGATCGCCTTCAGCATCTGAATACGGTCCGGGGCCTTCTTGATTGCAATGTAATACGCCAATCCGGCAGCAAGACACGGATAGAAGCGGAACGGAATCTGCATGGTATTCACGCCAGAATTAGCATCGTCCAGTCGCACCAGCTTATCGACTACCAGAATGTAGTCTGTGTCAGGCTTCGGCCAGACATACACGACAGGAATAATCTTGCGGTCTACAAAATACTGTACGGGACGACCGATACTCAGCTTGTTCGGGATGTTCTGGTAGATCTCGCGGCTGATCCGGTCGATTGTGAGATCAGACTGTGACGCGGTTCCAACCCCCGAATCACTCCGGACAACAGCAGTGATGATGTCAATCACACTCGATGTCAGCGTGTAGGATTCATTGTTGGCGTTAAGAGCAATATTTTCTTGGACAATCGTCCACTGGTTCAAACCACGGTTTGCCCACTCAGCAAGAAGCAAATTCAAGCTACGGCGAGCCGTGCGCTGGTCGTATCCTGTGCGGATCTCAATGCCACAACGCTCAAACGCCTCTTCGATGTAGTCGGCTACATCTAACTCAAATGTCTTCGTGCCAGAAACTGTCATATCAACTCATCTTGCAAGGTTTCATACGAGATACCATACCGCCGCCACGGCACATAACAGAGCCGCCCTTACTCATCTTCTTTGCCTTGCCTTCGCCCATGACACGCATACGCTTCATTACGCGCATCGGCTTCATAGGCTTAACAAGGCCGCCCTTGGCAAATCCGGCAGTAGCACCCATCTGTCCGGTTGTCTTATTCATACCAACAAGAGCAGGATTTGTCTGCTGCGTTGTTCCCTGCGGCTGACCAAAAGCATTCCCTTGCATCCCGTAATCCATTGGTGAAGCATAAGGAGATGCCTGTGGTGCAGCAGGGGCAGGTGCCTGTGCTGTGCCAAGACTTGCCATACCAATCGGAGGAGCAGCCCCAACCGCACCACCATCAGCGTATTTGCGAGTACGGTTCATCATCTCAACGTCCCCCTGCTCTACCAAACCCCTTGGTAGCAATACCAGCACCACGATGTGAAGTGCGCTTGGCTTTTACCATGCCGCCTTTTTTCATCGCCATCTTACCAACCAAATCACTTTGATAATCCTCTTGTGCTTTGCGATACTGTTCCTTATTTGGGGATCTTCCCGGAAGGTCGGACATCGGTTTATCCGTTTTCCCGGGAATAAAACTACTTCCCTTTGGCATGGAGTATTGACCCATACCCATATCCTCAGCCTTGAACCCCATCTTCTGTTTAGAGTCTGGCTCTAGCTTTGGAAGTTCGCTGGTCTTCACTTTCCCAACCTTGGGAAGAGTGTCCATAATATCGGTGCCACTCTTCATCCGCGCACCACC